ATACCTAACACTTCATCATTCTGTACGTCAGTTGTAAATTGTCTTTTTACATCTGGCTTAACTGCATCTGTAGTAAGCATCATCTTTAATGTTTGTGCTTGTTGTGGATTAATGTCATACTTCTTACCACTATCACTTACAACGTGTTTGATTGGATTAGGATTTCCTCTGCTGTCTAGCACTTTTCCTAATTGCATAATCATTGGTTCCTTCTTGAACTCTTTGTCCATTCCAGCTTCATCATCGTCTGCTGGGTCTAATGCTTTCTTTAAGGAATCGATAGCATCTTGATCATCAGCATCGATTTCTTTTATAAAGTCTGTCGCTTTCATTTGTATCTCCTATCTTTGTACTGCTCTGTTCGCCGCACTAAAGCCAGCACGGTTAACAAATTTAATATCACCAGTTGGGTGAGCTAGTACATATCCTTCTCCACCTGGTTTATCTCCTATTGATGCTTGTACATCAGCAGGTTGTTTTTCTAGTTGATCTATAATGTTGTTCTTAACATTCATTATACCTTCAACTATATTCCATAAAGCCGTAAAGGCCTGTATGTTCGTTTTGATATACTCAGTTATCTTTGCCTTCTTATTATTGCTAACGGCACTATTCTGTAACCATTGCATAAAGTCTTTGCCTAAGTTATCTAATCCTGTATCTGTCTTAACATTTACATAGTTATATAATATGTCTGAGAAGTTAGTCAACTGCATTGACTTCAACTTATTTTTATCAAGTAAGTTATCAATGCCAGCCGCATTCTTATTAACGATAGCAGTAATCTTGTTAATACCACTCATGTCTACTTGTGGTGGTTGTTGTACAGTGACTGGCGGTAACACTAATAAACTATTACCTTGGAATATATCATAATCACTCAATGGCTTTTCACTGCCGTCGGGCTCAACAATTCTATGAATTACAACCCCTGCCTCGGACGTTGCAACACGTTTACCTATGTCACTGTCTGCTTTAACTTTATAGGTAACCAGTTGCGGTTTAAAAGTAAATGCTCCGTTATCTTCTTGCGGTTTGTTAAAATATAACATATCGCCTTTGAAGTAGCCTCTGTGGTCTTCTGGTATTGCCTTTTCAAACGTAGGAAATACTGATTTCATATTACCTGCGAACTTTCCAAATCCTTCTGGATCTCTTTTGTATCCAGGTCGAGCCTTCAACATCTTTTCTATATCATCTGCTGACTTGGCTTTACCATCATAACCTTTTGCAACAAAGCCTGACTTGTCTGTAAACACAAAGTCACCTTTCTCATCTCTGCCAAATATAACTGCTGGGGAACCGTCCCATTTAATTGTTAATGCTTTTGTATCTTTAGTTAATCCTATGATAGAATCAATAACACGTTTGGCACCTCTACTACCTTCCCAAAAGATAATATCTTCTGCGTGGTCGATACGAGCACCTTCTCTTAAAATATTATTGAATTCATTAAATTTCATTACGGTAACTGAAGTCCTTCTTTTTCAAAGTAGTCTTTTGCATCTTTAACTAGATTCTCATAGTTAGGATCTGTTTTAATTTTTGCATTGATAGTTTCAACACTTCTCATATCATCAGCAGTTGCACCATCGCCTAATAAAGTTTTAGCTACTTCGCCAGGATCTTTAGTTACAGGTTCGTTAGTAATTCTATCTACTAATCCGTTTGTTGGTGACCATTTATATCCTTGTGCTTTTGCAATACTGGCTATCATGATCATTCTGTGTTGTCCTTTAAACTCACTGTCAGCCGCACCACGTAGGGCAAACTGCATAAATTTAGGATCACCAAACATTAAATCCGTTTGTACATATCCTCTCTTAGGATCACCAAGTATAGGAGTTTTGAAATGTACACTAATACCTGTCTTTGCTATCCAGGCTCTATCATCATCGTTGGGTGCGTTCTTATCTTTCCATGCTTTTAGTTTTGCTACTAAACCATTCTTGTCAACTTTCTCTTTGTCAACTGCAACATCTAAATCACCACTGGTAGGTTTGATACCTGTGCTACCTAGCATAAAGTTTACATGATCAAGTCCTGTGATTTTTTCAAGCCATTTAAGAGTAGGCTCTACATCAGCTTTGTTTATTCTTTGTGTTGCTTCAGCACCATCTGGTGTTTTGAATACGTTACCGCCCTCATTAAGAATTTGCATTGTCGTCATCCTTTTGCTTGGATTCTATAATTTTATCTACACCACGTTTAAATTTTCTAGGGTCTCCACTTCTAATACTGTTGATAAAACGTCTTTCCAATTCCTGTGCAGTTTCTTGATCATAGCTTTCTGCTATCCTATTCAATAGGTTTATAGCACTTTCAATCAGGTTATTGCCTGTGGATTGGATCAAAGCATCGTTATTGGTTGTACGATGTATCTGATTCAGCTCTTCTAATATTGATCTTGTACGTTTTCTCATGGTCTCTGTTCCCTTATACTGTATTTAGTGTTATAATATCATTATTGTCCAACAATCAGGTTGACCTTGCTACTGTTATATAGTATTATAAGTAACATAAATCACAGATGCGGGTATCGTATAGTGGTAATACCTCAGCCTTCCAAGCTGATGCTGTCAGTTCGATTCTGACTACCCGCTCCATACTTTATTATATGATCACATAAATACACTTGCAATGGAGGGCAAGTAATATGGGTTCATTTAATAACAAGATCATGGCAGAGTTCAATCCACCACGTAAGTGGGTTCTTGGTAGAGATTTGTCATACACAACCTCAGACCTTACAGTTGAAGAAATCAAAGCATTAAAAGGTGTTGGTGTCAAAGTAAAACGCGATACTAACAAAACAGAAACAATAACAGTACCAACAGGGTTCGTAACAGATTTAGCATCAGTGCCGAGAGCTATGTGGGCCTTTATTGCTCCTTTCGATGTGGCTAGAGCGGCAATCATACACGACTTACTTTACAAGTCAATCAGACAGTATCGTTGGAAGATGAAAGATAAGGAAGATAAAGAACTTATCAAAGCGGCCAAGGTAGCTTCAGACAAGGTTTTTCTTTTAGGAATGCGTGATGCAGATCCTAAGGTACCAGGGTGGAAGATATACTCATCTTGGAAAGCAGTAGATTTATTTGGTAACGGTTCAATAGTACCAAACAAAGACAATATCTAAAGTGTGTGCGGGTAATTAACCCGCCACATTTTTTTCTATAGGAAAGTCAGTTCCACTTTCTAATATTTCATAAGCAGGAGTAGATTCAATAGCAGGCGGTGCCTGTACTTCGTCTTCCTTGTCAAACCAACTTACTATTTCAATTGCTATATTGTAAGCTATCCAGCCAAACAATACAAATTCTAATGCGTATGTTTTCATTATAATAAACTCCCAGGTAAAGGTTCTTTCCATGTTCCATGTTGCTCATATTGTTTTTTGATGTTTCTCATAGTTGCTCCATGATGATTTTGCATTTCAAAAAACTTCTTAAGCATTTTATTATTAGGATCTAACCTTAGAACTTCACAGGTTAGAACTTCTTGAATATGCCAGTCCATTGCTTGTTTTGTACTTTGCATACCAACTCCTTTCAAAAAAAATGGAGCCTTCCCTAAGGTTGGCTCCGAGTTAAAATTATAATATACTATATCTATATTATAATGTCAACCTATTTTTCTGCACAGGCATATGAATTAATTTCTAATCCAACTGATACCTCTACGATTTGTGGTTTAGTCCATTGCATCGTACGTCTCCTAAATTAATAAGTTACGTGCCGGTTGTCTTATGACCGCGGTCCACAGTAGAATTAATTCTACTAATAATATATAGCATATCCGATATGAACGTACAATGAACAAAAGAAAGGGACTCACCCAAAAGTGAGCCCCCAAGTGTTAGGCTAGTTTAGCCGCTATCTCTTTCTCTGCTTCTGTGGCAAAGTTTTTATCCCAGTTATCTAAATGCTTTTTCATAAACGCATCGAACACTGGAGGTATTAGTGCGAGTGCAAACAACGTGAAGTAACCTACTCCTGTGTTTGGTGCACCTACTTCATCTAGTTCCCAG